GAACAACCGGTACAACAACAACAACCTGTTTACCACGAACAACCGGTACAACAACAACAACCTGTTTACCACGAACAACCGGTACAACAACAACAACCTGTTTACCACGAACAACCGGTACAATCGAATAACAACAAATATTCGTTTTTTTAATAGGAATAAAAAAAAAAGACGATAATAACTTGACTACCTAAAACGTTTATGGAACCTCTGTTAAAGTATTCTTTACTTGTTGTAGTGTCGTTGTTGGTTAGTTATTTTATGTATTATATAACACCTAAATCAAATGAATCTAAAAATGATATAACTAATATACTAACTAGAAACGTAATACCTGGTATATCATTTGGTTTACTTGTATTTCTATTGATTAAATACAAAGAACCTGTAGTAAATAGTGAACAACTGATGTTTGGTAATTATTTTGATAACTAAATTAATTACCACCATACATTACCCATTTCATTAAATCTTGCAATATTCATTGAATTTCCAGATTGAAATCCAATATTGTATTCGAGGGTCTTGCTTCCTCTCATGGATGAATATTTAGGTACCTCCAATTGTTCAGGTAATTCAGAAGCATCTTTGTAATACTGAATATACATATTGATTTGTGAAACTACTTTTGAAATGTATTCTTGTAACAAATTTGTATTCAACTTTGCAACATCTGTCTTTATGGAATTATTTTTATTACGCTCATTTACAAAACAAATAGAACCATTGTACTTTTTATAATTTATATATGTATTTATCATAAAACTCCATAATTCGTTTATGTCAGGCTTTTGAATAAGTACACCTTTTTCAATCTCTGAACGATTAATATCGCTTTTACTAGTAATATTTTGAACGTACATTATTATCTGGTTTTGTAAATGAGATATATTAGAATCAGAAAAAAATACACTCATTGTTCCGTCTGGTACACTATGTGTAGTAGATGCTGCTAATGCTATATAAGGATTCTTATTAACATTCGACCAATTAGAAGTACTAATATTTATTACATTATTTTGTAAATAATCCCCGTTTTCATTTTGGTTATTAAAATTAATTAAAAGACCATTGTCTTTAAATTTATCTGGTTCTGTAGGATACTCATTACATTCTAGATAATCTTTGAGTTCCCCTACTCTATTACCAGGGGTGTTATTAATAAAACATTTACCATAAGGTATGTATGTGTTAATTTTATTTGCCATTTATTAACTTAATTATTTTATTAATTAAAAATTAAACTAAATTTAAAGTTAATTTAAAGTTAATTTCGGAAACATTAAGTTAAAGTTAATCTTTGAATGTGTAATTTTAAGATATCTAAAAAGGAAGCAGTAAGTGATACACGAAGTAGTATTTTCGATTTACACGAAAAGAAATTAAATTATTTTGATTCTGAAAAAAACAACCTTGATAATTACACAACCGAACTTAATAAATTAAAGGAACAATTAAAGAACGAATATTCAAATCAAATATTAATTAAAATACAAATACTAGAAGATAAAATAAAAAGTATCGAAAATGATTATCAACTTAACGATTATCTTTTAGAATTTGCAAACTTGTTTTATAAAAACGAAACAATTAAAAAAAGTCAATCAAACCAAGAAAAAGGCCATTTAGATTGTTTTGTTAATTCAACTGTCATTAATGACAAAACTGAACTATATAATGAGTACATCAAAAAATTTAATCCAGAATTAAAACAAATCAATATCACCAAACAAGAACAACTCGTTTGTAATAATTGTCAAAATAATGAGTTTATATACGACCGTAAAAATTCAGATGAAGTATGTACTCAGTGTGGAACAACGAATTATATCGTAGGTATGGAAGAAAGTAATTTTATTTGTATTGAAAACAGTGAACAATCTAATGGTGTTTTTAATTACAAGCGGAACAATCATTTCCAAGAATGCCTGAATCAATTACAAGCCAAAGAAAATACAACAATACCTCCAAAGATAATAGAAGAACTTACAAAAGAATTTAGAAAATATAATATAACAGACCCAAGATTAATCACTTATTCATTGGTAAAGATACATCTTAGAAAATTAAAATACAGTAATTATTATGAACATATTCCTACCATCATTAATGAATTTTGTGGAATACGTGCACCTGTATTAACTCCGGAGCTAGAACAACAACTTAAAATCATGTTCGACCAGATTCAAGGTCCATTTGAAAAATGGTGTAAAATAGTATCACCAAATCGTAAAAATTTCTTAAATTACAATTACGTTTTTTATAAAATGTGTCAGATACTCCATCGAACAGAATTTCTGATATGGTTTCCATTACTAAAAAGCAGGGAAAAACTTTACGAGCATGACCTTATATGGAAAGGAATATGTAAAGAACTTAATTGGAAATTTATACCTTGTATCTAAAATTGATAAATTAATTTTAGTTAATTTAAAGATTAACTTAAATTAATATTTATTACCTGTTAAACATATATGGATAACAAGAACAGACTTGAACCATGGGACGAGCTTCCTGCAGATAAACTAAAGAAGGTAAATATCCTTGCCGATGCAGCTTTTCAGGCAACAAATACTCCCGAAATTAATCTAGTAGAGGATACCCTAAAGGTACCTGGGCAAAACTGGGCATGTGTATCATTTGTTAGTCCAAATGGAAACCAAAAGAACAAAAGCATTGGAATGAAAATTAGAGGTATATTTGACAAACAAGAAGAAGCTATTGAACACGTCAAGAGTCTTATCAGAAGGGACCCAATGTTTGATATTTATGTTTGTGAAATGTACAATTGGTGTTTGGTTCCACCTGACCCAGAAAAGATTAAAGACCAGAATTACCAAAATGAGGAACTTAATAAAATTGTTGGAGAATACCGCAGAAACCAAATGTATGCCAAGGAACACTTCGAAGAACGCAAGCGTGAAATGATTGAACAAGCTGCAGAGGAGGCTAAACGTGCAGCTCTAAAGAAAATTGAAGAAGATGAAGCTGCAGTTGAAACGGTTGTTAACGATTCCGATGAAATTATTGAGGGTACTCTAGAAAAGAGTACCGGTTCTATTGTTGAGACCGTTTCAACTGCAACACCATCTGAATTGATGGATTCAATGGTTAATGGAAAATGTGCGAAGTAATTATCTGATTACTTTAGCCATTACTGCAATATCATAAGAAAATAAAAATACAGATAGTATAATAATTATTACAGCAAATGCATAACTTGTTTGTACCATTCCATCGGAACTAAATTTCTTTTTGTCGTTGTAGTTATAACAAGCACGGTAAGTGTTCACAACAACACAAGACATCGCAAACGCGATGGCTATCATAATGATATTAATTTTTCCCCTAGCTGTTTTAGCAGCTCCCAATACGTCTTCGACTCCAGCCATTAAAATTAAAATCTTAATAATAAATATTAAGATTTTAATTTTAATTTAAATTTTAATTTAAATTAAAATTTAAATTTTAAAATGAAGTTGGAATCCTTAGATTTAGATAAATTGAAGTATACTGAAAATCTAATCGTCAATAAGAAGTACAATAATTTTAAAATGATAAATTACACCATTGATAACTTTGAATTGGAATTTCAAACTCCTAAGGTTATCATCAAGGAAATTATTAAGGAATACAATAAAGAATACCTCTTACTTCAATTTATCCACAATCAAAATTCTAAATCATTTTATGAAAAAATTATTGAATTGGAACAAGCGCACAGAAAAAATTTGAATGTAACGGGTATTAAAAGTCTTATACATGATGATACTTTTATAGTTAAGATACCTATTAGATATTCAAAACCTTGTCTTAAAATAATTAAAGATTCTGAACTTTTTAATTACTACCACCTTAAACCAGGAATGAAAATCATTTGCAAACTTAATGGAAACAATATTTGGTTCAACGAACACAGCGTTCCTAGTTATAATTTGATTGTTAAGGAAATTTTAATTATTTAAAATTATTTAAAGAAATAATCATAAATCAAATTAACCAATTAATTTATGAGGCTCCTGTAGCTCAATGGATAGAGCATCTGGCTTCTAACCAGAAGGTTGTGGGTTCGATACCCATCAGGAGTGCCATAAATTAATTTTTAACAAAAAAAAAGATATGGTAATGTTAATAAATTTAGTTTTACATTAATGTTAATGTCCATTAAAATAACGATAGTAGCGACCGTGGTTGTGGTGGTGGTATCGTTATTCGCTAGGAAAAGATATTCAATTACAGAAATCGACAATTTCCTCACACCCGATGAATGTGACCATATTGTAAGGATGTCAATGGGTAACTTGGTCCAAAGTCAGGTTTATGACCCCAATAACAATTTAACAGATTATTCTTCGAGGATATCTGAACAATGTTGGTTATCGGATTCAGACCATCCGGCTGTGGCAAAGTTTTCCCAACTTGCAAGGGAGATTACAAATACTCATGGAAAATACCAAGAACAGTTGCAAGTTGTAAAGTACGGCCCGGGTGGTTTTTTCAAACCCCATTACGATGCTTGTGAAGTTGGACGTATGGGAGACCAATACTGTGAAAAGATGGACAAATCCAACGGACCTAGGTTGGTAACTGTTCTTGTTTACCTGTCGGACAACTTTACAGGTGGTGAAACACGTTTCCCCTATCTCAAAAGGTCAGTTAAACCCGTCAAGGGGAAAGCTGTTATTTTTTATAATATTGATTCCAACAAACAAGTTATCGATGAATCCATGCATGGTGGAGACCCTGTTACAAGTGGGACCAAATGGGTTGCCAATAAATGGATTCACTTTTAAAAATTAATTAATGCTTAACAATTTTTGTTTCAACGATTCATTACCATTATAAAAGAAAATGATTATTTGAATAACCTTGTTAAGGGTTGGATTGCAAATACCGACCGTTTTTGCTACTTCAGATTTGTTCGGATGTTTAAGACCCATAATTTCCTTAATGGTAAAATAAAGTATACCTGCAATTTCGGATTTGGCAGCTATACCCAATAGATGTTCACTGGTGTGTATCTTAATGAGATTCATAATTTTGTTTGCACGGTAATGTAAACCAAACTGAGAAATATATCTTGAATACATGGATTCGTTATTTGAATCTTTATAAAGAATCCATGAATAAGTGGTGTCTTTTTCGAATATTTCACGGAATATCTTTTCACCCTTGGTAAAATCAGCAGAACCGTCGATATCAAATGCTGTTGAAATATCTTCACGACTACGTTGTTGTTTTTCACACATACAAGCATAAAAAACACAGCATGCTTTCATACCCCTTCTGTTAGCACCCCTTTTGAGGAGGTCTGTTTTAAGGATGATACCCCAAAACAACTTGGATGTGTTAAAAACTGAATCAGTAAGACCCAGTAAACTTTGAATTTGTTCAAATGAATACTTCCCCTCATCGAATGCACGTTGTTTGGAACTGTAAGAAATACGATATGCCCATTTGGACAAATTGGAATACCTTTTGATTCCGTCCTTGTCGTAATGGAATGTCCACATGTATTTGGGTATGAATACATTTCCAAGGTCATAAGGATTTGTCTTATCTAGTATTGTCCCGCACCGTGCATTCGAACCTGGGGTAGTACCTGAATCATCATTATAATTGTTCCATTCTGGGTCATCCAAAATAATTCTTTCAATTGCAACAGTTCCACATTTTGTACAAATGATGTCCCCTGTACGAGAATCTGTTAACATCTCTCCGGTATTACAATTTTTATTTTTACAAATCACTTCGTTGTTTATTTTTTTGTTTGGGCCTGGATTTATTTTAATTGATTCGAAGTCTTTCCATAATGATTCAATATCTGGGTCAGATGATTCCATGGTTTAACAAATTAAATCTTTTAATTTTTAAGTAAATAAACGATTTGTAAAAAAAATAATGTTCAAGTTCAATTAATTATTAATTCGATTTAAATTAATTTGTTTTATTAAAGTAAATTAATTAATTTGTTAAACCAATGGAAGTTTCAAATGTATCTCGGCAACTTTACAACCAACAATTACCAGAAGCTTCAACTGACAAATCACAAGATGATTATTTAATAGAAGACGCCTTTCAAAAACAACTTAATTTAAGTGAATATTACAAGGGAACTACTCCTTATCAAGTTATAAAAAAAGAATTTATGGATTTATCATCTGAAAATCTTGTTCCAAATGGAATCGAAGTTAAAGAACTATACCCATTTCCAGAATCAAATAATAAAAGAAATGTTTCTGGGTTTTCAGAAGTAAGTGAACCAAGAAAGGAAAATACAGGTGTTTATTCTACTTATATGTGGATAACATTATCTGTAATATTGATTATACTATTGTATTTTCGTTTACTATAAATTAAGTTAATTAAAGAATTAAAAAGTTTAGTTTGTAAACGATGTTTTCAGCAGACCAATTACAACATGACGTTTACACCCTTGTCAATGCAAGAAAACACCACACCGTTTCTGAAATTGAAAACTCGCCGGAGTTCGATAATTTCCGTAAAGACAATAAGATGATATACGACATGATTGTAAAGGAAAATGATTTCAACGAAGAAATATTCAAAGAACTTATCAGAATGAAAAGACGTTTGGAAGCCGGTGAAGACCAGTATTCTGTAGATGTTCGTTTTGGACAGTTTATGGCAGACCGTTATCTTGCACCTATTAAGGAAAAACTTGACAAGAACCTTGAAAAAAAACAAGTTTAAGCAAATAACATTTAATTAAATTAACATTTCCTCTGGGAAAATTTAATGAAACCATTCCTAAAATGGGTTGGTGGTAAAACACAAATACTCGACCAAGTTATCGAGTCATTTCCAACTGAAATATTTAATTATCACGAACCGTTTTTAGGTGGGGGGAGTGTATTGTTTGCTTTGTTGGTAAAGGTATCATCTGGAAAAATCAAACTTACTGGAAAAATTTATTGTAGCGACATCAACACCAGGTTGATAAATGTTTACAAAGTGGTCCAACGGTCACCTGAACAATTTATCAAAGAAATTGAACAATTATTATCCAACTTTAATGAACCCGGTAACAACCGAGAAGAATTTTATTATCTAATTAGAAATCAATTCAATGAATTCAATGAAAATTCGATTAAAATGGCAGCGATGTTTGTGTTTCTCAATAAAACATGTTTTAGGGGTATGTACCGAGAAAATTCCAAAGGTGCGTTTAATGTTCCCTATGGAAATTACAAAAATCCTATAATTGTAGAACCTGGGCACATAATGGAAGTATCAAAAATAATAACATCAGTTCTATTTACAGCAGAACCGTTCGAAAACTCATTAACCAGACCGGTTATTGGGGATTTTGTATACCTTGACCCTCCATATGCACCTGAAAAAACAGAATCATTTGTTGCTTATAATTCTACTGGGTTTGGTCATGAACAACATATATTGTTATTCGAAATTGTCAAGGGGTTTGAACCAAGGGGTGTATATTTTGTAATGAGTAATTCAAATACCCAGACGGTAAAGACAGCATTTGAAAAAAATGAATTTCACTTAAAGACTATTTTATGTAAAAGAAGTATTAATTCTAAAAACCCAGGTGCATTGACCGTTGAATTACTGATTAAACCAAAATGAAAAGGGTTCCAGTGTATGTACTTTCTTATAATAATTCTGAAAGAAAAGAAAAAATGAATACACGTCTTACTGATGAATCGCTTTCATTTGAATTTGTTCCACCTGTTGAACATTCGGACCCTAGAATAGTTCATTCGTTGGACCCATGTACTAAACGTGTATGGTCCATAATGCTTGGACATCTTGATATGCTTAAAAAATTCCTGGAAAGCGATTCTGAATCAGAATATGGTATATTTTGTGAAGACGACATCTACATTCGCGAGGGGATACTTACTTACTTACCTGAAATCATCAGTTCGTCAATAAGAAGGTCATTGGATATCGTGCTTTTGGGTTACTTATTACATTACCGTCTAGAAACAATAACAAATGTACAAAAAAATGACAACTTACCGTATGACTACAAATTAATAAATATGGAACCAACTTTTGAATTTTATAATTACCCAGAAGACCTATGGGGTACACAGATGTATATGCTCTCTAAACGAGCTGCAAAGATGATGATTGAAAAATACAATATTGATTACGCAAGTTCGACGATTACAGATACCAACAAAATTTCTTTTTGTGCAGACACTACACTTACAAAGGATACTTTTGATGGTATGCTTTCAAGAGCACTAATATACCCTATGCTTGCGGTTGAAGAAGGGCATATAAATCATACATCACCTGGACAGATTAATTTTCATAAGGAATGTACAAGTGCACAATTTGACCCAGAATGTTACCATTAATTAACAATAAGAGTACTCAGTCCAACAAACTGGATACCTGATTCACGGTAAAAATCAATAAAACGTTGTTTTGTGTGACTATTGTTGTTTCCAATTGTTCCAAAGTGGTCACGGCATTCGCGTTCAGCTCCACCGATAACGATTATCTTAAGGGGTTTGTTGTAAAGTTCTGGAATTTCACAATACTTGAACGGAGTTCCCAGAATCTTTTCGCCAGCCGTACCGGTTGTGTTGTACGTTTGTGTTTTTACTTCGATGATAAAGTCGTCAGTTTGAAAATCTGGCTGGAAACCATTTTTCTTGGGTGGTTTGGTAATCGATTCACCCTGGGAAATATAATATTCCTCTACGAGGTATTCTCCAAAACGATTCGTCCACTGTTTATCAAGTGTTAAGTCTGGACGAATTGTTTTCATAGTAGCTTGGCCCCACATGTCTTCAAGTATTTTCATTTGGTCAATTGTTTTCTTTTTAGAAATACCTTTTCCATTTGAAGGTTCAAGGGGTGTATTTAAAAAACCGAGGTCACCGTCTATCCATTGGATGACTTCTGGGTTACTGAGCAAAGTAGATTTTGTGTTATTTTGTTTGAGTGTGCTTGGAGAAGTTGTCTTTTTGGATTGGTCAAATAACGTGACTATACTCGCTTTCCTCGAGAAGTCCTTGCAAATAACATTCATTTAAGTAATTTTAAAATTAATTAATTTTAAATTCTTAAGACTATTATATTTTTGTAAAATTATTGATTTGTCAATTTGGTCCATTCCGCAGCAACTGACTTCCAATCGAGGAATTGTTCCTTGGCTTTGAGACCAGACCGATATCCCTCAACCAATGGATGATTGTGCATAAGATTAACAATTTGTTCAGTGTATCCGTTGTAAGTTTGTTCAATTAATTTTTGGTCACCCGATTTGGTATCACCTCCAAGTTCGATGGGCATTTTGAAATGAATACCGTTGCGTTCCTTAAATACACCAAAATCTGAAATGATTGGAATACAACCACAAGCAATTGATTCCCTAACACTGATACAATCGATTTCACAATCTGCGTTAGTTATATAAAGATGAAAGGTTGAACGCCATTTTTCATTAATGATAAGTTCCATCGGTTGTCTGGAATGGTCCATTACACCTGGTTGACACAACAAACCCAGGATACGATTACGTTCTGTTTCTTCAACGTCCTTCATACCATAGTAAACATGTAATTCAGCAAGTGGTTGGTAACGGAATATATATGGCCATGTATATCTAAGGAGATTTTCCAAACCACGGGTATAACAAGAACAATAACAAAAACGAAATGGTTCTCGTGTGGGTCTGGGTACAGGTGGAGTACTGAATTTTTCCAGACGAATTCCATTCAAAATTATTGAGTACCGTTCAGGTGACAATTTTATCTTGGTAACACGTTCAAATGACTCCAGGTGGAATTTACTTTTGAACATGTACTTGTCAATTTGGGAATCATAACTTTCTGTGATTTCTTGGTACCGTGGATAAAATGTATCGTGGAGGTCTAACAACTTGAACTTGGTCTTCACATGGAAACGTTCAATACCACGTAAACCAGACATTCTCCAGATGACCAATACATTGAATATATGTTCATAAGGAAAACTAAAAGCATTGAAATAATCAACACCATTGAGTCTTTTTTCTGGAACCAAACCGTAAACAGCGACACGTTTTCCAGCACGTGCCCATTCATTGCTAAGGTTTACAACTGCCTGTTCAGACCCACCCAACGAACCGCTTGATGGGTCCCATTGGATACTCGTTACACCCGTGTAGTAAACAATATCGTAAGAGGACTCTTGTTTGGGTTTGGAATAAAGTTCCTTAAAACGTTTAAGGTGTTTTTTTGGTACATAAACACCAATATGGTCCTTGATTTCGAACATATTCATGTGCATACCCAACGAACCCTGGATACACATCTGTCTTTTGTCGAATGTATTTCCAGAGTGAATTGTTCCAACATGGACATGAACCGTGTTCAATTGAACCATTGGGTTGGTAAATTGTTTTGTAAAGCTTGCTTCTTCTGCCATTGACTTCTCTGGGTCGTGGCTGTTTGTAAGTATGTATTCCTTTTTCCATGCCATACAATCATTTGTTGAATGGTTTATACCGAATTTATCACCAAAACCGTAAAACTTATCTAGGGTGTAATCATACATCCTCTTATGGGTACAACCTGCGATGAGACACTTACTCGACATTAGTTTTTCAACTGCATGGGACACTCTAGTTGGTGGGTAATAATCATCGTCGTCCATACATACTGTAATATCACCAATACAAGCATTGTTACCAATATTTCTCATCGCACCCAACTTGGACCCATCGGGAGGAACAATGTAATTAATTTTAATTTTCGAATCGGCGATTAAGTTGTCAATTTCCAACCTATTAGCAAGAGAGTCTTGGTGTGTAGTGGAACCCTCGACGATGACCCATTCGATGATGTTTTGGTAAACCTGTTCCTGGATAAGTTCTTTGAGAACCTTGAGGGACTCCCTTCGTGAGTACTGTGTAACTGTAATTATACTGACACTCGGTGAACCAGCTGAACCGGATGATTTCTTTTTATTACCCATAAATAAACAAAAAAAGGGATATCAAGTTTAAAGAACAATTGTTTAAATTTGTTTAAATTAATTTTTTCTTATCGGGATTCATTGAATAATATCTTTCAATTTTTTGAGAAATGTTAGATATACTAGTTGTAGATAAATTATAATGTTTTGAAAGGTATTTAAGAGTAAGTTGTTCACCAGTTGATGGAATGGTTATCTTATGAGGGTAAAACTTATTACCGAGATAATAAAGTACACCTGCCAAGGAGATATTTCCACCGAAAAAATTATCGGTTGTCAATTGGTTAATTATCCGTTCGGCCTTGGTAATCAGTTCTGGAGGTAAATTACCATTATCAAACTTTTGTTCTGATTGCTGTGAAATTAATGCAAGATAATTTGGGTCAGATGAAAAAATCTTAACAAGGTTCTTTTTCGCCTTGTGGAGTTTAACCGATGCATTGGGTTTAATAAAATGAAGTACCATCTCATATTTAAGATTTTGAGATGTGTAGTATCTTATTGCATTCGTTATAATTATAGCTAAATAATTTGCTGATAGGTCACCTTTATTTGCTCCTATTTCTTTTGTTATTCCCAAAATGTAGTAATTAAGCAAATTGTAATAAACTTTTAAAGCAAGTAACTTTATTGAATTGGCAAGATTCTCATTGAGTTGTGGAAAAAATGTTGCAAGTACAGATTCAAATTGTTCATTTGCCGATTTAAGTTTAACTTCAATCGGTCCAGCCGATGAAACCCATGTTTGAATGACCATAAGACGCTTTGCCAATTGACTTGTTTGGTCTCCAAAATCAATATAATTACCCATAGTTCGACCAGTAACTTGGTTTGTCCTTGAACTACTTGTTGAATAATATTGATAATCTGAATTTGTTGAATTTCCAACGAATTCATCTGGATTTTCTACGAGTTCGTTATTTTCAGAACTTGAAGAATTATCATTATTATAAAACAACTCAAAGTCTTCATTTAAGGGTGTTTCAGTGGTATAACTTATTTGATTTAATTTAATATAACCATTGGAATCTATACAATTTAGTAAAAATTTTTTTGTATTTGATGTTTTCATCCGTGATATTCTTTTGATAATTGTTTTTCTTAATAATTCCCTCGTAACTTCATTCATTGTTCAATTTAACTTTTACCTTTATTTTTAAGAAAATTAATTTAAGAAATACAATTATTAAATGAAATAAATAGTGGTGTGAAATGAGTTCCGATGAAAGTTCTGATAGTTCAGACCACGAATTATTATTAGACCGCAAAAAAATGATAATTCAAAAACAAATAGAATGTGACCTACTTACACATGATTTTACGAAACCACATGTAAGTAGGTCTGAAATACAAGACCTTTTACAATTAAGAATAAAAAATGTAAGTTATTATCAACGAGCATTGGTTCATAAGTCTATACACAAGGCTATAAAACGGTATTCAGGACAAGAACCCATCCAGGAATACCTCCTCGAACACAATGAACGATTGGAATTCTTAGGTGATTCTGTCCTTGGACTTATTGTCGCTAATTACCTATTCCATAGGTATCCTGACAAAGATGAAGGTTTCCTAACTAGGATTAAAACAAAATTGGTTAATGGCCAACAGCTTGCAAAGCTGGCTATCCAGATAAACCTAGGAAAATACATCCTCATGAGCAACCATGTTGAAAATATCAAGGGAAGACATAGTCAAAAAATCCTCGAGGATTCATTTGAAGCGTTGTTGGCCGCTATCTTCAAAGACCTCGGGTTTGATGCAGTAAATCAATTTGTAATACGACTTATTGATACACTAGATTTTGAAGATGTTCTATTTGAAGACAATTATAAGGACCTTTTGTTGAAATATACACAATTTAATTTTAGAAAGTGTACTCCTGAATACCATCTCGTTAAAACTGAAGGACCTCCTCATCTTAGAACATTTACAGTTGTCGTTGTTATCGATGGTAACGAATATGAACAAGGTGTTGGTAAAAGTAAAAAACAAGCCGAACAAGAAGCTGCGGAAAAAACGTTAAGTAAAATTAAGAATTAATTAATTTTTAAATAAAAATGTTAATTATTATTAACAACGATGGATACTTTATTTGGAGTAAGTACTCGTTATCGCAAAGCGTGCAAACGCCCCAAGACAAGAAGCCGTACAACTGGTAGATGCAAACTTCCATCCCTAAAGAATATAAATCGTTCTAAGGCTAAAGTTACATATAGAAAAAAACGTGTAACTTCAGGTGATATAAACGTAAAGGCTGCCAAACAAATGCTCGGTTCCAAGGTAATGAGCATGTCAGGTCTTAAAACTGCACCATCATGGGTATCTTCATTTAAGGGTGTTTCTGGACCAACTATCGCTGAAAAAGCTGGTCGTGTAAATAGAACACTTCTTGCATGCAAACAAATGGGTATCCCATTGGTTCAGAAAAATGGTAAAAAATACAAAGCATTTTCTACACTTAAAGCTCAGTGCGGTGTTCGATTTACCAGGGAAAATAAAAACAAGGTTGTATCCACAACGAATGTTGAAAGCAAGCTCCTTTCTAAATTAAGAAAGATGCGTGAATCTAAAGCTGCTTCGGGAGTTGTTTCAACTGAACCAACAAGAGAACAATTAAATAACTTAGCCGAAATGGTAGCATTTGGAAGAGCTTCAAGATTTGGGTTTAGACCAACCAGAAGGTATTAAATAGTTATTCGTACATAAATATTTATTAAAAAATTCATTAAATTAAAGAAACCAATAAAGGTAATTGATTCAATGAATTTGAGTGAGTCATTAAAATTATTCAATTTGAATGGGTTTGAACTAAAAACCAACGAAGAACCCCTAAAGATAATTAATAAAAGGTATAAACTTCTTGCAAGGAAATACCATCCTGATAAATCTTCTGGCTCAGACGAGTTGATGACAAATATTAATAGAGCACATGAAACTCTTGTAAAAAATTTTAAAAGTGAATCACTTTTTGATGAAATATTTTTTGGTAACCCATTTGGGGGAGTACCAATGGGAATTGTTGTACAATCAAATGGTTTTTTTTCCGGTGCTGAAGAACACGTCAGAAAAATAAACCAAGTTAATAATATTCTAAAATCTGTTGTTAGTATTTTTAAAAATGAAACTACTTCCGAATTTTTAAAGTTAACTGAAATAAAAGAAATTACAATAACACCTAAGGAATACTTTACTGGAACTAAAATAGATAATTTAGAAATACCTAAAATATATAATTTAAATATCCCACTCGATAACGTCTTTATAAAAATCGATAATCCAGAGTATTATTACAATAAAGATTGTATTCATATTAGATACCCAATTGGTAACATTGATGTACCTTTCATAGACCCATTTGGAAAGGAACATCTTATTAATGTACCCAAAGATATAAAATTAAAATCCGGTGACGGATACAAAATCCAAATAGAGGGTTCAAGGGCTGTTCTTGTTTTTGTTTGAATTATTTAAGCTCAGACATAATTCAAACAATTATTGGCACAATCATTTTTTTTTACTGTTAAACCACCATTTAGGCATATTGTTGCATGCCCAGCAGTTATATCCAAAACCATTCTTTTTTACTGATGTCTATTTCTTAGCCACCTCTTCCTATCGATCGCCTTGTATCGTTTACCTCTAGCCCCACGACGTTCTCCAAAGGATGAACCTCCCAAACTTGCCCCTGAAAGAGTACCTAATACAGGAGTAAGCATTCCAGTTAGGCCAGTTAGACCATAAGTTGGTAGCACCGCATTCATTTCGGCATCCCTTACTTTTTCATTGACTGTATTACTGCAAGGGGATGCAAAGAGACCAGTTGTTTCCAATACACCTCCTTGTCCCATGGGGCAGACTTCATAACCCATCGACTTCCAGAGTGGAGGATTTCCACCCTCGCCGAACCTCATGCTCCTGCGACGTCTCACGGGAGATACCTTGCGACGTCTCACGGGAGATACCTTGCAATATCTCTTGTAGAACTTGCGGAAGGCTGTCATAGCCTTCTTACGAGATGCCATGGAACGGCGCTTTCCAAAATACGTTTCTTTGTATTTTTGAGAACAATCGTTTCCAAATGCCATACGACGGCTAGATGCTCCAAATTCATTGGCACCTTCGGCTCCGAAACGAACTGCTCCAAACCGAGTCCGTCCACCGAATTCCATGTCTTCTTCCTTTGCCTTGCGGTATTTACGAACCTTGTGTCCCTTGTGAACCTTGCGGGACTTCTTGCGTCCCTTGTGAACCTTGCGGGACTTCTTGCGAAGGAGCATCTTCTTCTTGCGAAGGAGCATCTTCTTCTTGTGTCTAAGAAGCTTCTTTAGTACAGATACCTTTCGGTATACACGACGGCCTCCCTTCTTAGAGGTTGTCTTGATTTTGAGCTTACGGCACATCTTAAGGAGAGCAGCAGGTGGTTTTACTGACTTGCGAGAATGACGTCTTGAACGATGACGTTTACCGAATCCAAATAAACTGAGCATATTTAATTAAATTGTTATTTAGTTATTAATTGTCAATTATTTTTTTTTCTGAATGTTTATTTTTTAAAATTAATTAATTAATCGACAAAAGAATATTCTGTTTTTATTTCATTTTCAACGAACAACGGCCCAACCTTTGGTCGGGAACTTAAATCGAGAGTAATTCCATTGTTTTCACTCTTTCTCTTTCGTTGTTGGTAATTGGGATGAGAATCGATTCCCTTAATACGATATTCCAGAACAGAATCCCAAAATTCCTTCATAATAGGTAACTTATTAGCAAACCATTCACGGTCTCTAGGAACTTCTACAATATTTATAATGTAATCATTATCAGAGTTACCTGGCTTGAATTCAATAAAATGTGCCATCTCTAAGTCGCAAATTTCAAGATTTAGTAAAACTTGGGAGAGATAGTGTTCAGGTACTTCTCCTTGTATAATTGGTCTCGTTAGGGGACATTTTACTTCCAACAAAATTCCATCAGTTGTAATTCCGTCAGGTGAACCACCCAACCAACTGTAATGAGGATGTATCAAGAGCCCGAAAGATAACACTTTTTTGTTTTTTATCATTGAGTACTTTTCAATTGCAATGTCTTCATAGTGATTTCCCCATCTCGTTGCTGCATTACCAACAAATGTTTTACCCTTGGGGTCACATTTTTCAACGAGTAAGTTCCAAGGTCTTTTATATTTGTTTTCAGATAAAACTGTAGGCAGGTCGCTTGCAGTTAATGCATTGTTTCGTTGGGCAAACCATTCAGGAGAACGTTGCTCATATTGTGGTATATCCATAAGAGTCTTTACACGTGGGTCTATGAGGTATTCATGTCCATATGGGTTTTCCATTTTCCTTGGGAAAATACTTTAATTAAATGACCAAGGAGTCTTTAAGTAAAATTTTTAAGAATTAAGAAGTACAAATGCTGGATGATACATTCTTCGTTGTTTAACTTTTAAATCAGGTGGTGGAGTAGATGTTCTCGTTAATAAAATCATTGATTTTCCTATATTTGTAATTCTACCGTATTCTGTATTATTAATTAATGCATTGTCTTGTATCTTAAATGTTTTACCACCAAAGGATATACTTTCATTTGGTACTACTATGTAATTTATTCCATTTATTTCTCCAGTTACAGTTGGTTCTAAATTATCAGTTGTTTTTTTTCTGGTGGTACCTTGAATAGGAAGGGTTTGTTTCCTTTGTACACTCGGTGGAATACTCGGTGGAACAACGTTATAAAAATCGAACTCTTCACTTGGTACACTCGGTTTATTTCCTATGAAAAAACTAGGGACGTTGTTGTAGTTCATAGATTCAGTTTGTGTATTTGAGTTAATTCTGTTTGATAGAATGTTCATGGAATACCGTTTGCATTTGTCAACAAGCAATTTGTAAATTGGACTGTTTATATTAATTTTCTTACCCGTTCTAGGATTAATGGATGTTCCATTGTTTCCACTTTCAATGAATTTTTTACATACGTTTTGAGTAATCTTTGACTTTACAGGTCTTTTACATTCCTTTGTTAATTTTCTATACACTTTAGTATTTTTTTTTAACCGTTTACCTGTTTTGGGATTTAACCTTGGGTTCTTTTTGAATTGTTTACAATCCCTTTTATTGTATCTACCACCGAACCCTGTGTTCATCAACAGTGGACTAAAATATCCATTTGTTTTCATGAAAGTAAGGTCAGATGTTAACGCAGGTCTGTAAATTACTCTGTTAAGTATATCTGGGTCATTTGTTATTCTAGCTAAACCTGCATCTGGGTACCCAAGTGCTGTTACTGCTCCTGATGGCATTTATTAAATTAATCTTTGTTAATAATAATAAACATTAATTTAATTTGAAATAATCATTAATTTAAAATTATTCATCTGATATTTTGGGGGCCAGACAAAATTGCAACTTGCCCAAGTTGGCAACATTGTATTCAATTACAAGGGGGTATTCCTTCTTTAGAAAAATTTCAACGGTGCTACATAAATTAGTACTTTTGGTAAATGAATTAAGGTATTTCAAATCGAATGTTTCATGTACATTTTGATTCTTTTTTGAAATAATAAGTCCATTCTGGGCTTCTCCAATCATTATCTTTTGTGATGCAAAGTCTCCAACTGCTTCTAATATAAATCTTGATTCAGAACTTGAAATTGTTAATTGATTGGAAATAACAGAAAGGTCTCTACAGTATTTTTGAAAATCACACGAGGGCATTGAAATTACAGAATCGTATTGAATATCTGGTATATCCAATTTTTCTTCTGATATATCTAACATCTTTAGAAAAGACTCTGTAACAGTGTTTTTGTCTTTGTTTTCAATACGTATACCCAATTCATTGGTATTGTCATTCCTTATAAAAAGACTCAAAACATCATTATTACCAACAGTTTTTAACAACTTGAAAAGGTATATCATGTTTATTCCACATATTGTCTTGTGGTCACAGAAATATTCTTCAAAATTGTCCTTTAAAAGTCTCACATAAACTAATGCGACTCTGGCATTGTCCATTGTCATAATTTTCATACCATTATTGTCAAAACATACATTTATATCAGTAAGTACTTCTTTAAGGGACTCTATTAGTATTTTTATACTATGTGACTGGACTGTTTTGATGAATATGTTGTATCCTTCTTGTGTCATTTGTTAAAATTAATCTTAACTTTAATTAATTGTTTAAATTAACTTAATTAATTTTCAAATTAATTGGCAATTCTATAAATTTATTGTTTTGGAAAATTGTAATTGTTCCAGTTAACATTTCTTCCTCGAAGTTTTCAAAATTATATAAAATATCCCTGAATGTTACAGGATTTTTAGAATCTATTGGATTGAATTTAAATTTAGATAAGTACTTTGTTAAATAAAGTATCTTCTCACTGTATTTTAAAGTACAACAAATAATTTTATTAATATCAGTTTCAGATGTTTGTTCACATGTTGAAAAATCCGAATCACTGGTTTTGTAACAATTGATATATTCCTTGTTGTCAAGATAATAATAAACAAAGATTACTGAATTATCTACGAGATTTTTTGTTACTAGATATTTCAAATCAAGATGGTGATAATCTAAGTTTACATCATTCGTTTCTTTTTTTATTAATTGATTATCTTCAAGATAAATTATATTGTACTTAAAAATCTTATTGTTGTTTTCAGTTTTTTTTAAAAGTGAAAGAATACTAGATACACATATGAGTATTTTATTGAATATAATACCATGATTGGATAAAACCACACCAGTCAATAATCCATTTATAAATTTCATTTTGATATAAAGAATTAATTCAATTAATCGAACAAGGTATTTATAACTTAAGAGTTATTTGTTTAAATTTATTTAGATGGAAATAACAGAAGTTATAAAAAAAAAAAGAGGAAGAAAACCAAAAAATAACATACAAGAACAATGTTTAGACAACCACAAACCAGAAAAAAAGAAACGAGGTAGGAAAAAGAAGTATGAAATTGAAAATTTTGAAAAAATAATCAATAGAAATTACCTAAATAATTTTAATCACAATATCGCTTATAGTGACGATGAATATGAAAACCAAACATTAATAGATTCAAAGGTAAACCAACAGATATCTTTTGGTAATCTTAATATTACTATATCTACAACCAACGACGAAAAGAAAGTAACTGATGATTATAGATACAATATTACAGAAAGAGCTAAAAATATTGAACAACAAATTAATTTACCAATTAACGGAACTGGAATAATGGAAAATGAATATTCAGATTCCGATTCAGATATGGATATCGATACTTTTTTGGGAAATACAAAGAAAAAAGTAAGTGTTCAGAAATGTACACCAATAAAAAAAATAAAAATTTACCATACATTGACAAATGTTGTTAATAATGAACACTGGCCAGAAAAAACTAATTTGTGTTGTTGGTGGTGTTGTCACCCATTTGAAAATAGTCCTTGTGCATTACCTGTGAAATACAATGAATATACTAAAAAATATACTCTTACAGGAATATTCTGTTCATGGAATTGTACAAGAGCCTACAACATGGAAAAAAACGACCATCGGTCAAATGAACGTAATGAACTTATTACTTTTTTAGTTAAACAACTAAGTTCTATGAAGGATTCTATTTTTATAAAAAAAGCTCCACCAAGACAAATTCTCAAGATGTTTGGTGGTAATATGAATATAACTGAATTTAGAAATACATTTTCAAGCATTAACTCATATCACTTAAATCTATTAAGATATATTTATATTTATCCAGAAATAAATGAGATTACAAAAAATAAATAATTTTTTTATTTCATTATTATTATCAATAATATTAATAGTATCATTATTACCCCTACGTTATTTATAATATCCAAATTTTTACTAATACCTGAAAATAAACTAATTTCGTTCTGTTTTATGGTATTATTCTTAATCCATTCAGGATGTCTAATAATTATATAATTGTAAACATACTTGTCAAATAAATTATTTTCCATAAGTTTCATAAATGAAATATCAAAAGAATCTTTGACATGCGTCTGTGACTGAGGTGGAGGCGAAGGTTGTTCTGGGATATATTGTAGAGGAGACGGTTGTTCTGGGTTAGGTTGTGGCGGTGGATTTACAGAATTTCCAAAACTAAATGCTTCTGATATAGATGAAAACCTAAGTTTGTCCATAATTTAATTGATAATTATCTTTTAATCGATATTTAATTCCAACCCCTTATTACCTTTTTTAAATTTCGTTGGTTTCTTTTGGATACTAAATCTCTTGGGCGTCTCTAATGAAATGTCGCTATCTGAACTACCCATAGATAATTCAGAAGATGATGCTATTGAAAAACGGTCATCGTCTTCTTCATATTTGTTACCCATTCTTACTTGTTGTTGATTCGGTGGTTTTGGATAATTTGTCATCAATGGTGTACCTGCAAATAACCCAGGGTCTATATTGGGACCGTTCATTTCCCAGCGTGCTGTACGTGTTTCCATGGGAGGAGGTGGTTGGGATTTATTTATTCCTTGGCTATTACCAGGTTGTTTATTCATTTCTTTCATCGATTGGCTCAATGAACCCAACATCGATTGCATAAAATTGGGATTGTTTTGAGCAATGGTACCTCCTTGAGTTCCAGGAATTCCTGGCATAATTGGACTTTTCAAAAGGGTATTTGTCAAATGGAACATGAATGCACTTCCACCGAGGGTCAACAAGAGTTCCAATTCAGGTGCAATTTCAGCTTTACGGGCATACTTTTCATGGAGTTTCTCGAATATGTTATCATAGTCATCTATAGATTCCATAACATTTTCTGACCATCCTTCCAATTTAACACTAAATGGGTCAAACTTTTTATTAAGGAATTCAATACCTGTTACACACGCCATCAGACATCTTCTAGAAAACTTGATGGCTCCTTGTGTTTCTATATGATGTTTGATTCTTTCGTAATCAAGTAACATCTCATCATAATTAGATGCAAGTGTATACTTTTTGGAAAATTCAAATCCCTTTGACTCTAGAGAATTTATCTTAATAAGGAGTTCTTGTTTCATTTTATGTTTTTGTTTAAAGGTTTCTTCTGTTTCGTTGTTTTCTGATTCTTGGTCTGAATATTGTTCTTCAATAGATGAGTATTCTGATTCAGACTCTTGATATTTTTGAAACGATTGTTGTTCTTTGACTTTTTTGGGATTTGTAAAAGTAGAATAATCGTTATGGAATTGTTGTTGGGGTACATATTCATTTTTTTGGGGACGGAGTACCTTTTTCATTTTCTTTTTTCTTGGTGGTTGTTCAGGTACACCTTCAGAACTTGATTCAGATACACCATTTTCAGAAACAGAACTGATTGTACTTTCTGAACTGACAGATGGGCTTCTGTTCCTGAGTACTTTGATGTTATTCATTGGTTCTATTGATTTTAAATTTACTGTCTTCTTTTTGGAATAAGCACTTCTTTGGACCTTTATTAAATCTTCGTTATCCATTTTAATAATTAAGATTATTGATTTTTAAATTTATTAACGCAAAAAGTGTTATTCGTTTTAAAGAATTAATCAATTAAATTCATTAAATAAATGAAATTTTATTTGTGAATGGAATATACTAGAGATAATTCATGGAATAGTTCTTGGAACAAAAATACAAGTTCAGAATTTAAACCATGGAAAACTAAAAAGATTAACTATAATAAATATAGTGCAGGTATACTTCCTTATTCTTATGATTCAACCGGAAATTGTTTTTTACTTTTAGGTAAAGATTATTCAGGTGACTGGTCAGATTTTGGAGGACGTTCAGAATACATCGATAAAAATAATGAATTTTTGACAGCATCGAGAGAATTTTATGAGGAAACACTTGGGTGTGTTAATACCATCCAAGAAACAATAGATAAAATTCAAAATGGAAATCCGATAAAAATATTATCAAAAACCCTCAACGGAAGTCCATATTATATGTACTTTATGTACATTGATTATTGTAATTATCTTGAAATATTTAATAAGACAAGTAATTTTATAAAGTACATCAACCAAGGTAATACCAAATTTAATAAGAATATATCTCATAAATTAATAGAAAAAGTAAGTATTAGATGGGTATCGATTGATACTATACTTTCTTGTATAGAATGCAATGGTACAGATATTGAACCACCTATTCGTTTGAGAAGTGTATTTTTTAAAAGTATTTTACTTTCCAAAAGTGAATTAATTGGTATCGGTAAGAATTAAAGTGCTTGACTGATATTATTCAATGTATGTGCTTTGAGTCTGTTTGGGTCTACTGATATGTATTTACTACCTATGTATCTAACGAAATAATACTCTGTTAATGCAACTGAAAGTAATATTACCGTTGTTTCTTTGAAAATTGTTTTTAAATTTAAATCCTTAAAAAATGGATAATCACGTTGAGAAAGGAAGTAAGTTATCGCTACAATAAGTAATACACCAATACTCAAGATTGTAATAATCTTTCTTGTTCTAGTTTTTATTTGGTCATTTGATTTGTCTATCTCGTCACCGATTTTTTTATTTTCAGGTGTATCTACAGGAATATTATTTACTTGTTTTAATAAAACTTCTTTTGTTTCGGGTTCTAAAGATTTCAAATGTATTCCTACAATGTCTTTGGAAATAAACAGTACTTGGTTTTCTACAACTTGTTCTTCTATTTTGGCAGCATATGTAAAAAAGAATACCGTAAGAAATATAAATATACAAATTACCTGTACTAATACTGTTATTATGAAATTGATATTAAATAAACTCATGTTACCTTTAATTAATTATTTAATACCTTTATTAATTTTATTAATTAATTAATAAAATAATTAATTAAAGGTATTAAATAATTAAATAATTAAAGGTTGGATGAGTTCTTGTGTTAACCCTTCAGAAAGTTATATATTAGCTGATAATGTAATATTACATATACTTGTACTATTTACTATTGTTTCTGGTATGTTTATTTTTTTAATAACAAAACTTGTAGAAGGCCATATAAACCATGAACTAGAAAGTATTATTGACCAGATTGTAAATACAAAAGACATAAAAAAGTTTGTAGACAATGTAAAAAGAACTACTACTGATGACGAGCTAAGAAAATTTATAGCCGATACATTTAACATAGATATATCTAACAGTGATAAAATTCATATATTGAACAACATTGTAAATTTTGTAAAAGAAAACGTTATTAAAAAGGACATCGATTTTTTAAAACAAAAGTTAAATAAACTGATATTAGACTACAAACAAAACCCTCATCTTCTAAGAGAACAAATAAACGACGACTTAATTAGACAGATAGTCAGTATCGTGGTATTTTTATGTATAATAAGTGCTATGTTCAACATATTACCCATTTTAACAAGTTCATATTGTCAAGTTTTGACAAAACTTACCATAGAACTTGTTATAATATTTGCTTTTGTTGGATACATTGAATACTGGTTTTTTACCAATGTAGCATTTAAGTACATTCCAGTCAAACCAGACTTACTTACCAAAACATTTAAAAAGTTTATGGTTACTCAGATAAACGGTTAAGGTATCTTTTCATATTCAACTTGCTCATCAATTCTTCAATCGATTGATTAGACAACTTTTCTTCTGTGGATGGTATACCTAAAAAGGTTGTGATAGTTTCTAGGGGTACAAACTTGTTGATTAAATCGTAACAATTAAATTCTTTATTTTGTTCGAGGTATTCTTTAACTTGTAATTTTAATTTGGTTTTGGAAACTTTGGAAACTTTGGAAAATTTTGGTTTGGTCAACTTTGAACACTTCGAGTTGGTTACCACCTTTGAAGGGTTTCCAAACATTGAAAATGTAATTGCCTGGAGATAACAATCTGCCAGGTCGTCTTTTTTTTTGCTTTGTTCGAATTGTTGTTTTATTTCAGGTGTTTCTGAATATTCTGTTAATTTGCTTCTAGCAATGAGTATTCCCATTTTTTTTGTTTGAAGGTACTTACTTTTACACTTACCTGTGACCACCAGTTCTTCCGTCCCAGTGTAACATTTCAATTTGTGTTTTGGGCTGAAAAACCTTATGTTTTTAATGACCTGTTCCCTGTTGGTTTCACGGTCTACCACACCTCTAATATAAAAATAACTCTGTAAACACCCTGATATAATTCTCATTTTGGGATTAAATGAGGGTTGTTTTTCTATCAATACTGTATCTATACCTTCAATGAGGTATTTGCGGTTATCAAGTGCTTTTATAAGGTTTATGTAAAGGTCGTTGTAATTATTTGTTGTATCGAGACTGATTACTTCCCAATGGAGTATCTTTTTAAGAACAGAGTCAAATACTACATATGCCAAATTGATTATACCAACATCGAAAGAAAGTATAATCATAATAACACTCCGTTAATTTAACCAATGAGATATTCTTTAAATAATTATTTTTTCCATACGTTTTGATGTCCTTCTGTAATATTTTAAATCCTTTATTGGCAAGGTTGGTTTTTATCTTGTTGTAATTACATTTGAATTAAGGTTTTTTAAGAATATCTTTGTATTTTTTTTGTAATTGTTCCTTTTCTTTGAGTATTTTTTCAACCTGGATGTCTAATTGTTCTTCGATGGTTGGTGGTAATTTGGCTGTTTTAACTGGATTTGCCAAGAATGCGAACCGTTCGTCTGCCTTTTTAGATTTTTTGGTTATATTTTTTAATTTGCGTTCTTGTTCTGAAATCAAATAAGCATCTGTTTTTACTTTTTGTTCAACAAGTGATTCTTTCCAGAATATCTCAAGACGTCCATCTGAATAAGCTGTTACTATAAATCCTTCGGAATCAAGGGTTTTAAATACCTGCTTGGTAATAAAATCTATGTTGTATAATGGACGGTCATCTATAATTACAGGAATTTGGTATTCACAAGATTCTTTGTTTAGGTTTGCATAGAACCTTATTTTCTTGTGGATATTTAATATTATTTTTTTTATTGAGTCTTTATTTTTTAATTTGCGTTCTTTTGCTATATTAAGCACTTCCTGAACATTCATTAATAAGAATTCAACTTAAATTTGTTCAACTTAATTAATACAGTTATAATCCGAAAAATAAAATTAACTTAATTTGTTGTGAATGTAAACGATATTATCAATTGTTTTCATAGCTATAATTATCAAACATGTTTTGTAATAAAATCTGTATAGCTGTATTTTTAATAATAAATACGTAATTCTCATAAGCTTAATGTAATTTTTAATCTTGTAACAAATTCCAAAAATTGTTACAATTGGAACAGAATTTTTAATACAAACGATAACAATATTATTCATTTAACTTTTAATTTTAATGAATATAATTACTTTTAATATTTAACATACTTGTTCCATTTTACCCTTGTTATTTAAATGGAATAATCGTGGGTCTTCATAGTTAGGAAGTTTTATGGAATAGCCAGAATAATCACCAGAAATATCGTGTAAATTGTCACCAATTGACATAACTATGTCAATGTCATTTTCAGATAATTTTTTCTTTATTTTAGATTTAAATGTATAGAAATCGTCATACTTTGGATTTCTAAGAAAAAGAATATCATAATAAATACCCTTGGTATATAATTCAGATTCGGTTTCCTTTGAAAATTTGGAGTCCCTTGCAGTAATTATAACTATACCATACCCTTCAGAAGAACATTTATTAAGAAGTTTTACAATCGGTTTTATTAATTTACCTGATTGAGAATCTATAAGAGTATCATCTATATCGAACATAACACTGGGATTGTTAAATTCGTTTTTAATTTTTTTAATTGAATGAATGTAATTTATTCCAAGTTCCATAGCATTTTTTTGGTTTCTATTAACTTCATTACATTCGTTGCTATTAATTCTTGATTTAGATAAAACAATTAATATTATTATTAATGATATTAATAATAATGATATTATTTTATCCATTAAGAAAATAAATTAATTAAAGTTAATTAATATTAAACTTTTAAAATTAACTTTTAACTTCAATTAATTGTTGATGCTTAAACATATTTGTTTTGCCGGTGGTGGATTCAAGGGATGGACTTACATAGGAACACTCAGGTCCCTCAAGGAATTGATAGATTTTAAAAATATAGAACAAGTAGTTGGAGTTTCCGTAGGAAGTTTATTTGGGTTATTTTATGTGTTACAATTCGATTATCGGGAAATATTAGATTTTATAATTAATTTAAATTATTCAGAACTATTGGATATAAATCTGGATTACTTAATTTCAAATGAATCCATAATACAAGGGAAGAAGTACACAGAATTATTAAAAGAATTAATAACACGAAAAGTAGACCCTGATTTAACTTTTAAACAACTTTATATACACAATGGTATAAATTATACTGTTGGGGCTTTTAATATAACTGAATCTAAAATGGAATATTTCAATTACCAAAATAACCCAGATGTGAAAATAATAGAATCCATCATTGCAAGTTGTTCGATACCTCTATTATTTCCACCGGTAAAAATAAATGATTGTTTTTATTATGATGGAGCTCTTTGTAACAATTGCCCAGTTGATATTCTGCCAGAATTGTCTACAATTGCATTTGATTTAGATATGTCATTCAAAGATGGTAATTCTTCATCTAAAGTTTTTGAAGTTATAAATTCACTTAGTACTATCATTAACAATACCCATAAAAAAGAATCTCACATTGGCCTTGTACATCAATTGTTAGATTCGAGATTTAATAATGAGTTACTTAATTTTAACCAAACAAAAGACGATATATTCAACTTGTATATGCATGGATACATCAATAGTAAAAAAATATTATTTGAAACTTTTAAAGCCATCAAAAATTAATTCATTTTTTAAAGAAATTCGTTATACTTATTTTAGAACTTTGTTTTATTGGTAATTCTTCAGGTATTGGTTTAGATTCTTTTTTTATTATGTACTGTTGTTTACGAAGAACGTTCATCATCGGGTCATAAAATTTTATTTTTGAGTAATCCTTCTTGATTTGTTCACAGTGTGTGACAGATTTTATTTTTTCAATGCAATCATTAAGTGCACCTTCGGATATTTTTTTTAATGGGTCTTCTTCTGGAATAATTTCAATTTGTTCAAGGTGGTATTCTGGAAATGTATTTTTCCATGGTAATAACATCTTAGATTCTTTGATTGAATTTATTTTTTGAACCAGTCCAGACGGACTTCCAAAATTCATTTTTTCAGGAACTTGTTCGGAACTTTCTGGGGGATAGTACTTTAATTTGTAAGTGTTCCCACTTAAATTAAACATAACTAAATTAATTTTAAAAAATTCACTGATACCAGTAAGGTTCTTTGTAACTGGGTTATCAAATTCATTGTCAAATATAATTATATAGTCAACGAGTCCTTTTACTATCTTTGAAATATAGTCTTCTTTTTTATCGAGGTGATAACCTATAACCATTTGATTATAATGCGAACCGTGATTTTTTATTATTTGTTGGTTTTTTCCATATTTATATCCTATAATAGTTTTAGGCTCCAGGACTTTTATAAATTCTACTATAGGATATAAAGTATTCCATTGTGGACCAAGATACATAAATAATTTTCCAGACGTTTTTAATGAGGGATAATTGTCATCATACTTATATTTACTTGTCCTAGGCATCTTTTAACTTTAATTAATTTAATTTAATTGTTTATGTATTTTATTATTTTGTAAAAAAAATAATACATTAATTAATAATGAATACATTAGGTTTAATATATTTTGTTTTATGTATTGCATTTATAGGTCTTAGTGTAATGGCATATAAAAAGAAAAACATAGGTATTTTTGTTTTTGTACTTGTGTTGATATATTATTATTTCTACTTGGCTCAGTATTATTTTAAAAGTGAGTTCGGTGGAATGACTGGTCCTTCTCCCATGGACCAAGGTTATTTTTATCCCATAGACCAAGGTCTCATGGACCAAGGTGGTAAAATTAAACCAGATACAGTTGTAATAATATTTGCACCTTGGTGTGGACACTGTAAACGTTCCATGCCAGATTTTGAGGAATCAGTAGACCGTGGTAATGGAAAAGTTGTCATGGTTAATTCAGAAGAAGAAAAGGAACTAGCTGATAAACTTATGAACGAAACTGGGTCCAATGGTTTTCCCACAATTGCCAAGGGGTTTGGTACTGGTAAACCCATTGTTTATGAAGGAGATAGTCGTACCGCTGATGCAATTTTAGCATTCCAAAGTTCATAAATCTTTACAAAAAATAAATTCACTTAAGGACCCAACGGTTTATGATACCAAGTAAACGAATGCCACCGAGGAAGGAAAAATCTGTTGAGGAACAATACCAGAAGAAAACCCAATTGGAACATGTTCTCGACCGTCCAGGTATGTACATTGGTGACACCGAACCCGTTACTTCAGAACGATGGGTTTACAATGTTGACCAATGTATGATGACCAGGGAACAACTTAGATACAGTCCCGGTTTGTACAAGATATTTGACGAAATTTTTACCAACGCAACTGACCATTCTCAGCGTGACGAAACGATGAAAAGGGTCGAAGTTTTAATTGACCGGTCAACTGGTACCATCGAAATAACTAACGACGGTGTTAAGGGTATTCCCATTGAAATTCACAAGGAACTCTGTAAGTATGTACCCGATATCGTTTTTGGTGAATTCCACACTTCAAGTAACTACGATGATACAGAAAAACGTACCGTGGGTGGATTGAATGGTTATGGTGCCAAGTTGACTAATGCCTTTTCCAAGTTGTTTACCGTTGAAATTTGTGATTCCGATAAACATTATTCTCAAACATGGGAAAACAACATGTCCGTCAGGGGTGAACCCAAGATTACCAAAAGCCGTTCCAAACGGTCATTTACCAAGATTACCTTTGTTCCTGACTACACCCGTTTCGGTATTTCATTTGGCGCCGATGGAATGGACAATGACACCTTCAACTTGTTCCGTACCAGGGTTTATGATGGTGCTGCCGTCACTGACCGAAGGGTTCAGATGTTTTTCCAGGGTGAAAAGATATCGGTCAAAGACTTCCAGGAATACATCAACTTATTTGTCGGTAAGGAACCCAGGGTGTACGAATCAATTGGCGAGCGTTGGCAAGTTGGTGTCGTGTTGAACCCACACGAGAAGTTTACCCAAGTTTCGTTTGTCAACGGTATTTCAACAAGCGAGGGTGGTACCCACATCGATTATATCGTCAACCAAATTGTGTATCGCCTCAAGGAACAACTTGAAAAAAAACACAAGGACGTTACCATCCGACCTGCGTATATCAAGGACAATATCCTCGTGTTTGTCAATTGTTTGATTGAAAATCCAACTTTTAGTAGCCAGACCAAGGAATCACACGTGACCAAGGTTACCAAGTTCGGTTCCAGGTGTGACCTGACTGACGAGTTTATCAAACGGGTTGACAAATTGGGTATCACTGCAAACGTTCTGGATATTGCCAAGGCCAAGGACCAGCGTGCACTTGCCAAAACGGATGGCAAAAAGCAATACCGTATCACGGGTATTCCCAAATTGGACGATGCAAACAAAGCCGGTGGTGTAGAGGGTCATCTGTGCAAGTTGATTCTCACCGAGGGTGATTCCGCCAAGGCGTCGGCTCTGGCTGGGTTATCGGTTGTGGGGAGGGACTATTACGGTGTGTTCCCGCTGCGTGGTAAACTCCTTAACGTTCGTGATGCAAGTACTGCCCAGCTGATGAAGAATGAAGAAATTAATAATCTCAAAAAGATTATCGGTTTGCAACAATCCAAGGAGTATCGTTCATCGAAGGAGCTCAGATACGGTGGTATCTTGATATTTACCGATGCCGATAACGACGGTAGTCATATCAAGGGACTCATCATAAACTTCGTACACGCTTTCTGGCCAAGTTTGATTAAGATTCCATTTATCAGAAGTATTGTTACACCCATTGTCAAGGTGTCCAAGGGGACCCAAATCATTTCTTTTTACAACCAACGTGACTTCCTAGATTGGAAAAACGTCCAAGACCGTTTGACCAGTTGGCACATAAAGTACTACAAGGGGTTGGGTACATCAACGGCTGCCGAGGCAAAGGAATATTTCAAGAACCTTGACAAGCAGACTGTAAGGTATTCCTACACCAACACAACTGACCATGACCTTGTTAAGGCCTTCAAGAAAGGCCATGAAGACGAACGCAAAGAGTGGATAAAGGAATCAACAGGTAAAAATCTCACCCTTGGTGTGGAGGTACTGGAACAATCGATTTCTCAGTTTGTCAACAATGAACTCATCAACTTTTCCATCGCAGACCTTGAGCGAAGCATACCCAATATGATGGATGGATTTAAACCGTCCCAGCGAAAGGTCTTGTTCGGGTGTTTGAAAAGGAAGTTGTATTCCGAAGTCAAAGTTGCTCAACTGAGTGGGTATATATCGGAACACACATCGTATCACCACGGCGAGGTGTCTCTTCATGGGACCATTATCAACATGGCTCAGAATTTTGTTGGGAGCAATAACATTAATCTTCTGGAACCCATTGGTCAATACGGTACTCGTATCCAGGGAGGTAAGGACTCAAGTAGTCCCAGGTACATCTTTACCAAGTTGGCACCAGTGACCAGGGTCTTATTCAACGAACACGATTCGGCCCTTCTGGATTACCTTGACGACGACGGTATGAGCATCGAGCCTAAGTATTACATACCCTTGATACCGATGGTTTTGGTAAATGGGTCTGAGGGAATTGGTACTGGGTACTCAACGACCATACCTTGTTACAATCCAGACGATATCATTGCAAATCTCAAACGGTTGATTGATTCCAATGGAAC